AGGCTTCCCATGCTTTGTCACGGGCCTTGTCATGGATGGGTATGTCGTCGAGTCTCATTTCTTCACTCCAAATGCTTCGCGGATCAGATCAGCAGAATGCCACGGCTCGGCTTCGTATGCAATTTCAGCGCAACGGTCTGCGACAAGGGCGGCAAAGCGTTCAAGCCTAGGCAAGTCAGCGTCGACTGCCCACATACGCCTGTCAGAAGGCCAGCACGCTTGCGCCATCTTGATGATGTCTTCTTTCATGTCTGCCCCCTTGCTCGGATGGCTGCTGCGTAAATGTGGTCATGCTCTCCATCTTGCTTTTCACACACCTTCGCACACGCTTCACGCTCGGCTGCCCGTACAAGGGCGGCGAAGCGTTCAAGTTCATCATGCACTAAAAGGTGATCCTCAAATAGAAAGCCCAGATTGGATTCACGCGCCATGCGGATGATGTCTTCTCTCATTCTTGCCCCCTTGCTCGGATGGCGGCGGCGTATGTCGGCCAAGCCAACAAAGTGTTTTTGTCCTCACACACCTTCGCACACGCCTCGCGCTCATCAGCACGAACAAGTTCGGCAAAGCGTTTGTCTCTTAGCGCAGACCACTCATCATCGTTTGGCTCCATATCTTTTGTGTGAGTGTCGGCGTATTCCGCTGCCTGACGCAGCATCTTTGCTATGTCTTCTTTCATGACTGCCCCCTTGCATTCAGCATAGAGTCAGCCATCTCGTAGGCGCACACGCTGATACTCCTACCAATCATGTCCTCGGGCCATTTGTTTGGCGGGGTTTGAATCAACGCCTGCATCGCCTTGCCCGCGAAGTAGTCGCGCAGGGACATGCCTTCTAGTTTGTGCCCGTGATGGTTAGTGGTTGGAAACGCTGGCCCACCTGTGTCTTTATCCATGATTTTTCTCCTTCAAATAAAACTCCATCGCAATGCGGTATGGGTCAAGCGCAGGCAGCGGTCGGTCGTTGAAGAAATAGTATGTCGGCTTGCTCTCGTCCACCGACGTAACAACTACCCCATCAACAACGTGGTGATGCCTTGTCTTGATCTCTCGGATTGTGTAACCCTCCGCCCTTGCCACAGCCAGCTTCAACTCAAGGCTTCCAATCGGCATAAAGTTTTTAATGGTGTCGTCTTTCATTCCCGCCCCCTTGCTCGGATTGCGGCGGCGTATGTCGGCCAAGCCAACAAAGTGTTTTTGTCCTCACACACCTTCGCACACGCCTCGCGCTCAGACTCACGCACTTGCCACTCCAACTCTTTGAGCAGGTCTTCAACCGTGTCCCCGTGGCCGGTGGCGTAGCCTTTGGCAATCATCCACTGAGCCACCTTGTTGCGCTCGGCTGCTTGGGCCATGTGGAAGAGGCGTTCAATCTGCGCAAGTTCCTCGATTTCGGAGTCGCACAAAGCACCTTCCTTGCCGCCGTACAAATGCAGAATTACAGCACTGCGCAGACCCGCCTCCCGCGCCATGCGGATTATGTCGTCGCGGGTCATGTATCTTGTCCTTGCATGTGCTTGATGGAGTTGATCATCAGCTTCGTTTCAACGATTGCCTTGAACGCTTGTTCGATGGCTTCGTCATACTCTCGGTTCAGCATGTGGATGTGCGCCTCTTTCAAAGCGTTCTCTGCCATCATGCAAGGATGGGCGTAATCAATCAACTCAGCAGGCTCCATAGCTTTCTCCATATCCAGCTTCACAGTTAAGGGGTAGCTCAGATGCCCAAGCGGGTCTGAGCCGCATGCACAGTTCAACGTACTCTTGGCCTTGTTCGGCTTCGTCCTTTGGGATGATGCAAGCAATCGCATCATGCACCGTCATTACTACACGGTACTTTTTGGCGATCATCAGCATCTGCTCCCCGATGATGATACGGGCTAGGGCTTGGCAGATGTTCTCTATGAGCTTGCCGCCGTAGATGCGCGTAGTGGTTACGCTCTTACCCTTTTTTGTGTCGTAGACATAGCCGTAGTCACCGTCTTCGTCCTGCTGTTTGCGCAGGTTGGGGTACTTCAGATACAGCCCGTTGGGTAGGCGTATACCCTTCTTGCCTTCCACCTCGATCAGACCGCCTCGGCCAAATTTGCCTGACTGATTAGCAAGCATCCAGTCGATGGCGTCTTGCGCTTTCTTCCACAGCTCCGGTATCTTCTTATACGTATCTCGATACGTGTCAATGATGCGCTGTGCCTCGTCCTTGTCGATATCTACCTTAAAGTTCCTCAACTGCTCCTGAAACTTCTTAGCCCCCATGCCGTAGCCACTGCCAAGAATGGTGGTCTTGCCGACGAACCGCTCGTCCTTCGTGATATCGCTCTCGGGCTTGCTGTAGATGGCTGAAGCCATGATCTTGTACACATCCTGCCCACGCTCAAAGGCATCGACCAAATCGTCCTGCTCGGCTAGCCATGCCAAGGTTCGCGCTTCGATCTGCGAAGAGTCTGAGTCACACAGCACGTAGCCTGCTGGTGGGATGATGGCGTACTTCAGTTGTGAGCCCCTCGGCAGGTTCTGCATGTTCACTTTGTCGTCACCGCCCCAACGACCCGTGTGCGCTGCGTAGTAGCGCAGTGGTATGGGTAAGCTCCCTCGTTTGGCAATGTCCATAAACCGCTGCGTCCTCGTCTCCTCTAGCGTTGACTTGACGCCTAGCCTCGCTGCAACTATGGCCTGCACTCGATCATCTTCGTGCTCCAGCAATGCTTTTAGCCCCTCGTCAGTTTTGGAGAACGCATACGTCTCCTTGCCTGTAGTTGGGCTCTTCTTGGTCGGCGGTGTTACCCCAAACATCTTGAGCGTTGCAGCAAACTTATGGTTAGACATAAGCTGATCTTTGTCTACCATAGTCACAGCGCCAAGCAGTGCTTCTTTTTTCGCGCCTACTGCTTGCACATGATCCAGTAGCACCGACTTGTCCAACTCAAGCACAGGTTCGCAGAACATGCGCAAAGTCAGATCAATCAAGCGAAGCTCGGACTGTGGGAAGCTAGCAGCCATCTCTCTGAACAGCGCGAACGTCAAAGCCACATCGTTGCAGCAGTACTCACCGTAACGGGCTAGCGCATCTGGTGAGAAGTCCAACCTACGCTTGCCCTTGGCGTTGACCACCTCGTCGCCCTTGACTCCCAAGTCGTAGTGCTTGGCTAGTACGCCTAAGCTGCCGCCCACCTCCGTGCCATGCAGAGCACGGCCCATGCTCAGCGTGTCCAGCCAGCCCCGAGGGCTGATGCCGTAGTGCCAATGCAGGATCGCTGCATCGAACATAGCGTTGTGTGCCAGCGCAAGATTGCTGGGGAAGTCAAACGAATTGAGGAACGCCTTGGTCTGCTCAAACGTACCGGAGAACCACTGAGGCTCTCCGTCATCCACTTGCACTGATACGCCTATGACCTCAAACTCATCACTGCGCACGTACTCTTCTGTCGTGATCTTCGTCAGGCTAAAGTCCTGATCGTAGAACGTCTCAAAGTCAACGGTGAGGATTTTCATTTTTAAAATACGCTGCGGGGTTCAATAACATTGAAGCCACTAGTGAATGTACCGCTTGCGGCAATGTTTGAGTGGGTTATCTGGCCTCGGCTCGTCGCAGTAAGAGCAGACATGGCTTGCTCTTTCAAATCTCCTTCCAGCAGCGTACGCATCACCTTGTGCTCAAACTCTTTGCGCCGAACTTCCTTGAGGGCTGCGTGGATGGCCCCCTTCTCCGACTCGGTCATGGTGTCGCGGAAGCGGTCGGCAAACATGAAGCGCCACTTCGGAGCCTCATCAAAGAACTCTTCCGGGTTGGTTGCCATGCGGCTAACCAATGCTTGAATACCTGCGCCTATCTCGATGTTCATCTTGCTCTCCTTGTGTTCATACAACTCGTTTGGGGATCGGGTATGGGTTAGATGCACCCGTCAACGTGCCGGTGAAGCCTTGACTCGCTACTACTCTGCCAAGCCCCAGCTGGTACCCCTTTGCCCGCCTCTCTTCCTCCTGTGGCCCATCGTCCAACAGTGACTTCATCACCCGGGCGTGGAACCTGCGATACATAAGCTCTTTATGTGCTTGCTTAAACGTTTCTATCTCTGTGTCTGTCAGCACGTTGTCACCATGAATCCCATACGATTCCTCAACAACCCAACGGAATTTACCGTAGAGATCAAAATCTTCAGGGTGTGACTGCATGCGGTCGATGACAATTTTTACTGCTTCTCTCATGGTAGTTGCTCCAGTGTTGTGTCAAGCTCGTTCAAGTTTTCTTCGTTGACGATTAAGGCAATGCCGCCTCGCTCTCGTATGTCCCTCAAGTGTTTCTCTTGGAGGGCTGTCGCCCGCCCTCTCTTAGCCTTTGCCTCTACCGCCACGAACCTACCGCGCACACAGCACAGGAAGTCAGGGGTTCCGCTGTTGCCGTACATGCCGCCAATGGGCATGGTGTAATAAGCGTTGTGTTTGGCAAGGATCGCTTTGATCTTCGCTTTCACCTTCGCTTCGGGGGTTGCTGCCACTTGGGTTCCTTTCGATGAACCAACAATATAGCGCCTCTCCTTGACAATGTCAAGCCCCTAGACCCCTCTTGGGAACTGGTGCATGCGGGTACAAACCCTAACATTGTTAGGGCGAAAAAAATCCCCGCAGCGCGAAGCATGCGGGGTAACAGGGGGAGGGGTTGTCCTATGCAGCTACGGTGTCGCGCAGCCTTGCTGCGTACCATGCTAGCTTGCCAGCGTCCACGTTGGGCGCGTCCTTCTTGCCAATGCGCGAGCCGTACTTGAGCACGTTGCCCTTGAGGTATCCAACGAACTCATCCTTGGTCAGCT